AGATTAAAAAATATAGAATACTCCTACGTGTGCATAAAGTACTACTCCAATTCACCCCCGGCTGCCGATTGTTGCGGGAACACCCCCCGCCATTAAATTTACAGCATTATGGAAACATTGTCAGATTGCATTTTTGAGCCTACTAATGATGATTTAGATTACGTAGACTCTTGGTTTAGCGAGGATTGATGAGCATAAGCTCATCATCCTTTGTTACGAAACCAATTCATTTACTGCTGTCATTTATTGGAGGAATACCACATAATCCTCTTTAAAGAAAAGAGTGGGCTTGACATCGGATGTCCTGTGTGAGATACAGTGAGGAATCTCTGGCATCCTGGAAAGACAGGAACTTTCACTAATATCAACATTATGAAATACAGGATAGATGCCTACAAGAACGGTGCTGTTAGGCAAGGCACAAAGCTATTGAGTGACATTGATGAGGCTATTAAGCTTGCATATGCTGTTGCTAACCACTACAAGTGTTACACAAGAATAGCCAGAGTTTAATCTGGCTATCTCTTAGTAACAGTTACAATTCATACTCATCTTAATAGAATTGCATTATTAACTTAAAACAAATATATCATGTATTACGTAATTGAATTAACCTGCATCGGTCCTAAAATCAAAGAAGTTTTTAAGAGTAAAGAATTAGCTGCGCAATATACAATAGCGTTGCATAAGAATTACCCTGATAAACATTATCAGATTGCTAAAGCAGAACTCGATATGGACGGCATCGAGTAGACTTAACAGGGGTGCGACTGTTCAACGCACATATTTATTAACCATTTAAATATTTAACTTATGTTAACTAAAGTTAAAGAGGTGAGTAAAAGACTCATCACAGGTGGCTTACTTTGTATAGCCATCGGAGTTGTTCAAGGATTTGCCGTACAGATGTTAGGTTTATCCTCAGTGTTTCCTAACCACATTCAGCTATTTGGTATGCTACTAATGGTAGGCATCACTAGCATATTAATAGGTGCTATTATGCTATTGTTTATATGGCTAATAAACATGGTTAACAAACTCTAAGCCACTCTAAATGGTTATAGCGGGGAGTAGTGTACTCCCTACTTTTATTCAGTATCCAGTATTCAGTATCTGGTATTGAGTACTTACACCGGCTGCGCACGAACCCCATTCAGCTGCGCCTGCCAAGAATCGGGAGGAATAAGAAAGTTCTACTTATGTTAGTAGGTAATAAATGAAGTTTTAGGATAGAGCATGTACTTAGATGTCTCAAGTCCTATTACCCTTTCTTACCCTCCCATTTTTATTACATTACTTCACCAAGTAATATATAGCCCTTATAGATTATTCACCAAAAAACATATTATCATGGCAAAGTTTCAATTATTAAATCCAGTATTAAGAGTAGTAGGTCAAAAGTATGATGAAACAGGCATACCCGTTGGAGAAATCAACAGAAATGTTCAAAATGCAGGTAACAAATACTTGTATTCCCAATTAATCAATCTTGATTGCCCTTGGGAAGGAACGCAAACCTACACAAGTTTTCAAAAGCCAGTAGTAGCCATATTTGAGCCACTACTAAGCATGCAACATGGAGGCATTGGTCAAACAGACCAAGCCATACCTGAGATGTTCCAAACTATTGAAGGTTGCTACGTGTCTTGGAAATCACCACAACCATTTTACAAGAAGCACTTGTCTGCACATCCAGCAAATCCAGCTAAAGGCACACCAGCTATTATGGCAGGAGACATTGTAAAACAAGGAGGAGTTCCAGTAATATACACAGAATTAGTTGTATTCTGCCAGTATTACTATGACAGCCGTGGAGAAAAGCAATGGATGAGAGGAAGCACTCCTGAAGAAGTCGGAAGAGCAGCATTCAGTAATTACTGTATTCCAGCTAACGACACTCGTGCATTAGCAGCAGAGCAACCTCAACAGCAAGAAACGATTGGAGGACAAACTATCAACACAGTTAATCCTAACCAACAACCGCAACAGCAAGCTCAGCCTCAACAAGCTCAACCACAGTTTGTACAAGGCCCAGCTCAACAACAAGGTGCCGCATTTGGCGCGTAACCACTAATTAGAACAAGAGAATAGCATAGTTTTAATGCGCTTGTTCTATACTTACTGGTAGGGTAGTTTAAACCAGTTGTGCATCGTTTGGCAGTTGTTTGTGCACATTAATACGTAAACTCGAAGACTGTACAGGAAACCAATTCCGATTTATAAGTTTGGTGACAACTTGAAAGAAAGTGACAGCCTGGAAAGACAGGCATCTTGGTTTAGCTCTTCTAAGTATGCGTACAAGAGCTACTAATAAACACTAAAAAACTATAAGACAGTCTGGTTCCTCTTAGGATAAGACGTCTTGCAACACCAGTTTCTTATAATAGTGTAGTTGGCAGACGTAAGGGCGTACTCAGCTGCCAGATGAAGCAGTGAATTCTGTGGACTGATAGAGAACGTGTGATATTCAGGCTATGCGTTGCGCAGTTATAAGTTTTAGGTGTAAAATGCATTCTATCTCTTTCAACAGCATCAGGAGAAGAGAATAGATAAAACGTGAGTGCAACGTTATCACTCTGATGCACTAAGTTATAACTTTAATAGTTATAACAGGCTCTTCTAATTTAGCCAACTACGTGGTAATAGAAAATATGAAATCTGAGAATCGCAAACTCGCTCAGAGAGTAAGAAGTAGCATATATACATAATGGTCAAATGTATATATGAATAAGACCAAAAAACGAGCAACCAACGTGAAAAACCAATGGTGTAAAATAATGCTCCAGATATCTGTTGATTACTTGGAATATCTTATTTAAAACCTATGAATTTTAAATTAAGTAGGAGTTGCCAAGAGTAAGACACTTGAACAATAAGTCTAGCTGATAAGTAAGTTATTCATAAGAGAATATTTCCATTACGAATTCAGTCGCAAATTGTAGAATTAGCTACTCTACAATTTAGTGAACGTTAGTAACGTTGTAATATAATATAGTCTTTGGAAGGATTATAGTATATTACTAAATAACTCCTCTTCTTATTCTAGATATATAAGAAGAGGGCTGTCGTATCTGTAGATACCTGATGAGTCTTTGAAAATTAAGACGAAACAGCAATCATTAACTAAATAAATAATCATATGGATAAAGACACAGAATTAGGTATGTTATCAGTAATAATCACAATGATAGTATTATATCTATCTATATGGTTATTTAACTAAATTATTACGAAAATGAACAGCAAAGCTGAATTTTTTAGATTAGCAGGTAGTACTGTAGTCATAGAATACAAGAATAAGAGTATTATTACAGCTATAAGAATAATCGAATTTGGAGAAAAAACAACTAAATTCATATTATTAAATGGTGATGAAGTAACTATAGACAATAATCAAAAACTCACTCGTAATAGTGAAGGATATATTATAATTAAAGCACACAATGAATAGTCTAATCAGTAAATTATTAGGAACAGCAGTAGGGGTAAAAATAGGGAATAATACTATTATAGGCTTATTAGTAGGTGTAGCATGGGATGAAAATTTACAAATATCAGAGTTATCATTATCTCCTTCAGAGAATAATGTAAATACTTATCTCATTGACACATATGTTATGCCCTATTTTGACGAATACCTAAATGTAGTAGTATATACTGCATTATAATATTAATGCAGATTTATTTCGCAAAGTAATTATTCTATGAAATGCAAATTATCCTCATATGTTGTGAAACATAATTTAACCACGTTAAAGTATAATAATATAAGTTAGGTATGCCCTTATAAAGACTTAGGTAGCGCTAAGGACTATATTATTATACTTCTCTTCTTAATGCAACTACATCTCTCGTAAGCAATAACCGTGACAAGTCGGGGAGAGAACACATTTGAGTTTATGTGTCAAGAATGCAGAGTCAAGAATACTATATGAAACTTACTGGAGATAGGTAATGCACAACCGTCAAGAGTGTAAGGAAGTATAGTATAATCCACGTGGTAGGTGCAGTTGTAGGTTCCAACTGGTGCACATCTTATTAGAGACAGCAACCAAGCTTGAAGTAAGCAGAGCGAAGATTAGCTATACCTCGATAGGCTTAATGAGGTGCTTAACAGTCTAACACTAACTGAACAATAAGTGTTAATACTTTAGTATCTAACTATTATATCAACACAATGATATATGAAAACTCGTGTATGATGTATATCTCCTTAATTAGGGCGTTACAACGTTCCAGAAACGTAGTATGAAGGCGCAGAGGCGTTAGAACTAAAGTATTTTTTTAATAGAGTAAGAGAAAAAATTAGCATATAGATAGGATAATGCGCTTACTCTATTATTTTTATTGCATTAACTAACAAATAAATCAATTATATGGAAACAAAAGTAATACTAACAATCATTGTTTACCTAATGCTAGGTATACTTGGCTCTATACTTTTTCTTAAAGACATATATAGAACATACGGAGAGTTGACATTAGGCGATGTGATAACATTCTTAGTAGTTGCCCTTACGGGACCGATTACTCTACTAGCTTTATTAACAAAATATCTTGATAGATTTAAAATACTAAAAAAGTAACTAATAAATAATATTAACTATATGGAAACAAAAGCAATATTAGCTACATTTTACATAATATTAGGCATATATAGTATGATAGTTTATTTAAGATACGGCTATAAAAAATATGAAGTGCTAACAGTAGCAGACATATTAGTATCTCTATTAATTATAGTTGGATGGCCACTTCCATTACTAATGCTATTAGTTCATCATTTTCTACTTTTTATATGTAAACTTGAGGAAATTGTAATATTGAGAAAGAAATAATCAATAAATAATATCAAATTATGAAGAAAATAACTTGTATTCAGCAGTATGTATTAGATAATCTTATTGAAGATGAGATATTATCTACAAACAGTCTATTAGGTGCAGTTTCTAAAGTATGTTCGGAGGAACAGTTTAATAACATACTATCTATTCTTATTGAAACACCTATTCCTTGTACAGACGTACCTAAATTGGAGCGTAAGGAAGACTCAGTAGTCTTAACCAAACTAAAGAATATGTAGATAGTTGCATAGGAAAGTTTAATACACTACCTAGGACTATTACGCGAACAGAGATAGATGAAATTACAAAAAAATTAGAACCTTATAGTGTAACTATATTATACTAAGGTTTTTCATTAAAAAGTTAATGCAGTAAATATTACTGCATCTATACTGTGAGAATCAGTGTCAACTTTGTGGGGCTTATATTTAGACAATGTATGATAATAGTTGCAAATGTTATTATATAATCTAATATTAGTGCAGATGAATCAAAGATAGTTCGTATTTGCGGTATTGCGGGATACGAACAAGTCAAGTCATTATAAGACTGGGTAGCGTAATACAAAAAATCCTAGCTGACCTGTAGCTAGGTATCTTTAAGGTGAGAATCCTTAACAATCCTGTGGGGCTTATATCTATCAAAAGAACTTACAGCAGCTTTTATATTAGCTTAGCTGGACTTTATGATGGTATTAGTGCAGACGTTAAAATCAGGAACAACTACATCATTACTAACAATATTATCGGTCACAAGTCTAACAACAGTGTGATGTAGCCAAGTTTGCCCGTCCTTAGATTTATAGTATGAGCCATTTGTTTATTTAATCATCGTTTCATTCTTAATTGCACAGATTGATTAATTAAGCATAACAGTAAGCGTACTGTTGTCAGTATATTTATATGTGAATATAGATATACTGATTGCACTCAAAAGCTGGCCTTCACGTGGCGAGTGTGTTAAGTAATAGGTCTAAAAAATCTTCCAGTTTTACCTATGAAAACTAACAGCTACCTTTTTATTAACTTTAATAACTATCAAAAATATGTATAAAAAACTATCAAATTTAAACGTTGGAGATATATTCCAATATGGAGACACTATATATGAAATAGTAGAAAAAGGAGTATGGCATGCAAAATGCAAGTATATTAATGAAACTCCTAAACCGGAATATTCACCTAAA